TAATCGGCAATGCTTCTTCAGCTTCGCCGATGATGAAATCATTTATTATGTGATTGTTTCTTAGATTTTCGGCAAATGCAGGACGAGGATTCAATGGCGAAGCCCTGTGTGTTATCCCAGCGCCACCTATAACAATTTTAGCAGTGGTGGCTTTTCGCAAGTGTGGTAAAAATACCTCACCAAACGGTCGCGCCAGATAGGAAAATAAACTGACCAATACATAATCATAATTTTGTTTCGCTACCGGTTCTAACTCTGCTGCGATAAATTTATTCAACAGCTCAATTTGGTCTGATGTAAACCCAGTTGAATGTTCATAAAAAACATCACCAAAATATTCTTTATCGATACCTTGTTGTTCTAAAAATTTATCTAAATTTACCTGTAGGTCAACAGCATGACAATCATGGCCTTCATTTTTACAAACACTGGCCAAGATAGCACCACTGAGTGGAGGTCGACTTCGCTCCAATGGAGGTAAATTATAAATTAATGTTTTAATCATTGATTAATGTTTGAATAGTTTTGATCTTTTCTTGTATATACCCATAGTCAAATTTTCGTTCACCGCTTCTTGCATCATGTGAAGCAACTATGTTCTGTTCTACTTTTATAAATTTCTCGTTGATAATCCAGTCTAACAACGGTAGCTCAATTGAGAAACTTATTGATCCATTGTTCCACCAAGTTCTGTCAAGAAATTGTTGTGTGCCAGTATCGTCTGACAGTGTAAGAGACTTGACCCATTCCGGTCCCATACTAATGTTATCGATCCAAATATTATTTATAGACAACCATTTGTCAGCAATTATCATACCATTACTATCAAGTTGAGTGTCCCATTTGCCGTTTTCTCCTTGAGATTTATTGATGCCTTGCAGTGCTATTAGATTAAATTCTTGCAGACATAGATCAACTTCCACTTCAGTTGAGTCAACAATTGGGCCTGAATACACTATCTGTTGATTATGCAATATCGTCAGTTGTGGGTATTCATTACATTTAGAACCGGTTAGATTGAGTTTGAATTTCATAATATATGTTTATTATACACTAACAAATATGTAAAGTCAAAAAAAACAGGTATCTTTTTACAGATACCTGTTGTAAATGGGCAGTTTGCACTACCCAGGAGCTAACCAATTAACTGTTCTTCATACAAGTGCTGGCGGCCAAGGACTTCCAATTTGTCTCGGACACTTTGGTCAAATCTGCAATCTTAAGAGCCATACGCAGGCTCATTTCGCGTAGGCGAGTTTGATTTGCTTCCATAAACCCAATGATCTCATCGCCTTGTTCTTGGTTAAAATCATAGTCTGCAAACAATTCACCTTTGAGGTAAATTTGCTTGATACGCAAAAAGCGATCACGCATGGTATTCAGAGTCAAGTCCAAAAAGTGGCAACGACTCTGCAATGCCTCTAAATGGTCTTGCAACTTCTTGCTTTTCAGATTGCTGAACTGCAAGTTAGTGATGAAGATACAAGCACCTTTGAAGTCAAACATGTCTGGTACACCTTCACGACGCAACATAGCACTATCACTGTTCCAATAGATGCGGCGTTTCTTGCCAGAGTCCAGGGCAGCCTTAAGGATGTTCAAGCTCAAGTCATCTTGGAACACACTGTCACAGTCGTCAAACACTAGGACATTGTTCTTGTCCGAGTGTTTATACAAAGTGCAGTAGAGACCAATTGGGGTCATTGCACCTTTGATAACTTCATACTTGATCTTGCGACCGCTCAACTGATCAAACAAGCCCGAATGCTCCAACTGTTTTTCTACACCGTAGCTCTTGCCCACGCCAGGAGGGCCAACTACAATCATAGCACGGACGTCGCCAGCAATGGTGGCCTTGGTCATTTGGTCCAGGATATCAAACCGCTCGCCAATGCGAGTCATAACTTCCTCGTCAGTTTCCACTGGTGCTCGGACCGGGGCTGTTGCAACAGGTGCCTCAACCAGGCCGCCTGTGGTAAACTCTATATCTTCAATTGAATTGACACGGATACGAACTACATCTGGTGTGTCTTCACCAAAGTAGCCTTCGGCATTTACTGTCACATAGCCTCCTTTGGCTCCTGTTTGGTAACCTTTAACAAGAGCGAAGGTTACATTGTTTACGGGTTGATTGCGATAACTACCATGTTTTACAAGAATTGTAGACATTTTTTAGCTCCTTAACTATGTTGTTAATATGTGTATATTATAAACGACTTGGATTTAATGGTCAACCTTAATTGGCCATCAGTGTAATCTGCACGTCATGTCCCTCGTGGGTGATGCCGACACCCACTGGGCGACCTTCACCTGTAAAACTACTGTGACGGCGATCGTAAGCCAATTTTTGGATTGCAAGGCGCAGAGCGGCACCATGTGACGCTGTGGCTGTTTTTGTATAGATATCGTTTATGGTAGCATACATGCCAAAACCATCGATAATAAAACGGATCTTTGTGCTATTACTAAATCCTGCTACATGGCGCATTTTGGGCTCCTTTTTAGTTTCTATACAAGTATTATAGCAAATGGACCGTTTCTGGTCAAGCATTTTCGCCAAATCCAACACAATCTTCAAAAATACTTTCTAACAAGCAGTCTAAATCGCCTTCGCCACTGTTGTTTTCTTCCCACACCTGCTTCAAGTCTGCGGCCAGCATTTTAGCAAATGCCTTGCTGTTAAAGATCTTTTTAAACTTGGCATCGTTTGTAATGTCAAGTCCAGTCGCTTCAATTATGCTTTTAAACTCTTTTTCTGAAAACTCTACTGTAACTGCAATCTTACTCATTTCTGGGCTCCTTTTTAGTTTCTATACAAGTATTATAGCAAATGGACCATTTTGGGTCAACCAAAATCTGCACTCTTTTTATGCTTGGGCTGGCGCTGATAACGGGTTTTAAGCTCAACTCTTTTGGGCTTAAACGGGGTGTTGCAGGAAAACAACACTATGTGAGCGCGAGTTTTGCGGGGCGTTTGCTTGACTTTCATAATATCATAATTGTAGCAAAATGGACTTTTTTGGTCAACCACAAAAAAACCCTCCAAAATGAAGGGTTTTTAGCGGGCTGGAATCGACCGACTTTAATCGTCGAGCAACCCCGGAACGGATATAGTAAGATCGTGTTCAAGTGTTGATCCTGGATTTACTGTGTAATGCCATGTGCCTTTTCCTAACAGACGGTCAGCTGTTTGCTTGACACCGTCGATGGTTACATTGGTGCGAGGGTCTTTAACACCTTCATTATCGTCCTCGGCAACATCTACATAATCATCCGGGCCCGTACTAAATGTTATTGTGCCCATGTCCAATTCGGTATAATTTGCCACAATCTGTCCAAATTCTACTGTGTTGCCTTTTACAGAAATCGTCATATGTTTAGTCCCAAGAAAATCAAACGGCACTTCAAATGTAAACAGTCCAGGTGATGTTTGTTCGCTTTCGTTATCGTTGGTTTTTTCTACCAACTCAACTGGCCCAGAGAATACAGTCTCTCCATCAAGGACGGCAGTTATTTCAGCTGTGCCCGATCCCCATCCTAATAATTTTACAGTTCTATTTGTCATGTTATCCTTCTCCTGATTACGGTATATTTATCGGACTATGATCGGCGTTCGATATCTTCTTCGACGCAATTGTTACCGTATTGTATTTCTACAATTTTTAACGGAGCATCAGTTTCATTACACAACTGATGCCATTCTTCACAATTGATATGTATGTGTTTGTGCGGTCCAAATGTGCCCACCAGCTCTTGATCACTTTTTCTATTTATACCGTAAACTGTGGCTGTGCCTTCGGTCACATGCCAATGTTCAGCACGATCTTGGTGGCGTTGCATACTGAGCCTCTGTCCAGGCATAACAGTAAGTTCTTTGACTTTGGTACCCGGTACATCATGTAATACCCGGTAATAGCCCCAAGGGCGTAGTGCCTTGGGGGCTTTCCATTCTTCCAAAATCCAACTACTACTATTTGCTTTGTCAAATCCACCGACACCAAATGCAAATTGTAAGTTGTCGTCTTTGACATCCATTTCTGGAATATTTGAGTGTGTGCGATCACCACCGTTTGCAAAAATAATTTTATCATTAGGATAATGTGCTCGAACTTGACGTAGCAAATGGCAAGCAGTTCCGTCTTCATCGTCAAAAGTATATACTTCGTCTACTGAAGATAAGTTGTTTAATACACATAATCTTTCGTTCCACGGCATAAAGGCACGACCTTTTTTGCGAGTCAGCCACTCATCGCTGTTGATTCCTACAATCAACATATCGCCTAATAAACGGGCTTCCTTTATCAGTTTAATGTGTCCCGAATGGACCGGATCAAATCCGCCGCTTACTATTACTATTTTTTTCATGCAAATATTTATAGCCCGTTAAACGGCCATGCTCAATAAACTGCCGTCAATCCAAGGAACAACTAAATCCTGTTGTCTTAGAGCACTGTGAGCATAAATGCTTTTCACAGCAGACTGGGGCAAAAGATTCTGCTCTACCAGTGTGTGCCAGTTGATGGCTTGTGGGTTTTGAGGAGGTTGATCGCTTTTATAAACCACCGCATGTATCCACGGCTCAGTGAGTGTTTGTTTAAAAAACCCAGCACCACAATCCCATCCAGCTGTGGCCAACATATACATGAGACTGACCATGGTGTGATGATAATAGTGCCCATTAGGCAATACATAAGCAAGTTGTCGACGATGTATTTGTTGAGTAACTGGCACAGTCAGTGATAGCATGCCGCCTGGGCTGGCAATATGCCACCAATTGCTGAGAGTTTGTATTGGATTTAAGGCATATTGAAACGCATCGTGACACCATAGCACATCAAACCCACCATCTGGTACAACGATTGTGTCTTCAAAATTACATTGCTGATATGAAATATTTTCATGTTCTTTATCGATCGACGGATTTCCGCCTAGGTCAATGCCGTAACATTTGATGTTCAACGGCTGAGGATTGTCATCACGAGTTGTTCGTGTGGCCCACCAGACCAAATCGTCCCCAGAGCCACATCCAAGATCAACCACGGTGCGGAGACTCAGCATGAAATCATCATACTCGTATAATTGATTTAGGGTTTCGAGACTGTGTTGATGGCTGTCGCCTGGATGTGCAAACATTATACTTGAACATCCTCCATACCAGCTGCTCGCAACCTCACAATGTGCCCCAGCATAAAGTTTTTACTTTCCATTCCTTTAAGAATGCCCAAATATCGATTACGTAACAGTGCAACTTCGTTGATTAAGGTTTCAAATTCAATGACTTCGTCTTCGCCATCAACATACTTTTCAGCGTCACGACTGGTCAATGCCCGAGCGTAACCTTCAAGATATTTTTGAAAATGCTTGCGGCGTATTTTACGTAGTTGTATATTGAGATAATTTAATACTGCTTCGATTTCTTGCAGTTGATTGAACCTGTGTTCTGTGATGCCTGGCAAAGCTGTGATATTTTTTTCAACAAGTCCTCCAACTCGACAGTCGCGTTTGGCCTCGTTGAGTTCGTGTTCGTAATGCGTGATAAAATCTGGAATATTGCCCAGATCAGCTACAACTTTGCTATACCACATTAGTTTTCCCAGTTTTCGTCTTCGTCGTAATCCTCGTCTTCGACTTCTTCATCTTCGATTTCAATTTCGTCATGATCTCTGAGGTAACTTGTCAATGCTTTTTTAACGTCACTGTCGTTTTTAAAAACTGCTTTGATTTCGTCAGCACCAACATCGTTGTCAATTAACACCGATACCAATGTTTCTGCCGCGTCGTCGCGATCCACTGTGTTGACATACCGTTTAAGCTCTGACCAAATTTCATTTGCTAATTCAACTGTCATTTTTATTCCTCTGTTGCTGTTTCTTCAGTGGTTACTGTTTCTTTTTGGTTTCTAAAATCCAACATTACTTTATCTAAACAACCATCTTCGTTTGATTCCCAAGCCTTGCGGAACTGTTTAATTATCTCGCCTTCGCTGGTAACAAACATCAAACGGTTGCCATCTTTCTTAAGGATACCTTTTTTCTCTGCAAGATCAGTCAAGCCACTGTAGGGATTCATACCTGTTTCATAAGGAATTTTGACTTGCATACCTTCAAATGGTTTTGCGTAACGAGTTTTCATTACCTTACATCCAGCACGGATACCCATTACTTCACTGATCTTGTTGCCTTCTTCGTCTTCTTTGAGTTTCATTTTCTTCATGGCAACCACAATACTCGACGCATAGATAAAGCCTTGGCCACCTGAGATCTTGTCATCAGGGTCAAACATATCTTGACTTGCGTAGGTATGGTTCGTACAGACCATTCCAACATTAAAGCCACCAAACATGTTGACTGAGTTGCGAACAAGACTTGTAAGTGCTTTGGGCTTACGACCCATGTCACCTTTCATATCGCCTGCTTCAAATTGATTTACGTCAGTTGGTGTCAACAACATTCCCAATGAGTCAATCACCCATAACACCTTCATGCGCTCACCATCTGGTAGGGCTTTGTAGTCAATCATGAATGTTGAAATGGCTTTTGCCACGTCGTCAATCATTGACATGTTTAATTTAAGTAACTTGTCTGCGCCAGTATCTACACCAAGTGCGTGAAGCCATGTTTCGTCAAGTGCATTTTCTGTATCAACCAAGATAACAAAGATACCTTGCTCTTGTGCGTTCTTAACAATGTTGCCTGAACAAATGTAACTCTTACCTGCGCCGGATTCACCTGCAAAAACTGTGATCTTGCCCAGTGGAATACCTCTGTTAAAGTCTCCGCTGATAAGATAGTTCAAGGCAAAATTGCCTGTGCTAATCCAATCAGTTGGATCGTTAAATCCAATACTTAGGCCTTCGATGCTTTTGGTAATGTCCTTTCGGAACTTGCTTATATCAAATGGTTTTGCCATGATTACTTTCCTTCTTTAATAAAATTGTGTAATTTTTCTGCATACTGCTGATGTTGCTTAGGTCCGGGATGTGCATTGTCTGATCCCAAATCTATAAACTTTATATTGTTGCCAACTACTGTTAAATCATAAGTCAAGTCAATAAAATTTTTAAAATCTTTTAACATTACGCTTATCCATGCTATGTCAAAAACGTTAGCAAGGTATAGTGTTGCTTTTGCTTTTTGACAAAAATTAATAACTTGTAAAATGTTTCGTAATGCAAACAATACTTGTGTTTCGCTTTCAAAATAGTCCAAGTTCCAATATTGGTGCCTTTTATCTTTGCTAAAATAGTCTGATATAGTAGTTGATTCAAAATTCCAAGACTTAGCAAATTCAATGCGAGGAACATTAGTTAAACCCCAAACAACTACATCGCTTTCTCTAACGTCAGATCTTAAAATTTGATCTGCTGCCCAATACATCGATGCTCCGCCTTTAGACAATGTTATTTCAGGTAAATCTAAATATTTAGATAACAACGTTCCCCATCTATCATTATGTTCAACTCCTGCACCGGCGGTAACTGAACATCCTACTGTCCACAAAACCGGGGCAGCATTGGTCCTGATATTTTGTAGATAATCAAAGTGTTTGTTCCAGGTAAAATTTTTAATTTTACTTTTATGTCTTAGTAATTCGTTAAACAATCTACCATAAGCAAAACAATTATTATTTGTAATCTTAACGTCTTCGTTGATATTAACTAGTATTATGGCGTTTGCGTTATTACATGCTACACTAATATTTTCACAAAACAAATCTTCTATAGAAGTATGACAATCAATAAACTCACTGTTATTAATAATTTTGTCTATGTTATGCCTATCAACTAGCGTGGAAGAATCCTTCCAATTATAGTCCACAGTCGAAATATATAGTTTATCAATCATCTTAATTTGTATAATTCTGTAAAAATTTTACTGCTGTCTACTCCACGCCGTTGATCCATTGTTGCCAATTGTTCAAATGACTTTGTTAAATTCTTTTCAATCGGTTGTGCAATGTAGTGTAACATGTTCCGATAGCTGTCTTCAAGCAGATATCCTGGATTTTCGTCGATCTTTGATTGTAATTTTAACTTTAATGAGTTTAACACATTTTCTGGTAAATGTCTAATATTTAGGTAATCAGGAGTTAGCAGTGCTCCAATAACAAAACTGTTGTTATGGAATCCCAACCCTTTTAAATAATCCACATAGTCAAATACGCTATCGTAGTTTAAAAGAAACCACAACATATTGAAACTTATCTTGTGATCAAATTTCCTGATTGTATTCAAATTATCTAAAAAATCTTGCCACCGGCCACCAAAACGTATGTATTCAAATTCCGCTTCAATGGTTTCTGCACTCACTGTCCAATGAACATTTTTAAATTGGCATACTGCATCAAACACTCCAGTATCAACCTTGCTGAGATTAGTGTTTATCCTGAGATTAACATCTGGGTTTAATTCTCGCAGTAGTTTTAAATTTTCCTTCATCAACAAGGGTTCACCACCGGCCAAGTAAACATGTTTGAGGTTTTGAGCGTGTTGATAAATGTAGTTGCGGAAATCCTGTTGCTGTTGTTCAGTTGGCTGTGATATTTTTTTGCCCAATTCGTCTGCCCATTGACTGCTAAACTCAGGGCTACAATATACACAGGCAAAATTACATAAATTGGTCCACCGCACATCAATGGTTTGTAAATCAAAATTATTAGATCGATAAGTGTCTAGTGGTGTTCGTTTAAATTCTCTTATGTAGAAAATTCTATCACTGATAATATCAAACCCTTCTTTGCCGTGCTCTAATTCATAACAAGTCTGGCATCCGGCAGCCGGTTGGTTATTGATTATGTTAGTTTGTTTGGTTATGTTGTTCGGTCCTAATAGTATTTCTTCAATTGTGTTGTCTTTGATATTGCCTAAGCTGCTGGCACTACGAATACAATTTTTTACTCGGCCATCAACGTTATACATTAGGCTAGTCCATGGCATAGGACAAAAATGCTTGTTAGTCAACACATCTTTGGGGGTCATGCTGGCCCTAACGATATTTCAGGAATTCGCAGGTTGTTAGCTTCGGCTATACGCAGTATAGACATCAACACACTGGCCCAGTTATCAACATCAGCTGCCGGTGGCACTGTTTTGTCTGGGCTGGTGGCAATATTGCCAGGACGAACTATGACGATCTTTACTTTGAGTCGACGATGTCGTATTTGACGCACCGCTTCTTCCAGCGTGACTTTTTGCAAACGATAATGATCCATGCCTAACCCAGTTAGTGACGATACCGGTTCTTGTGTCATCATGGTACTGATCACAATGATTTGTTTGCCAGTGCCTGACCATCGTTGTGCCATTTCAAATAATAGTTCAGTCTGTGCATAGCCGGCTTGTGCGTTGTTGACAAACACATCACACGGTTCAATTTGATCACAGATTTTAGGTGTATTACGAATGTTGTTGCCGTCACGCTGACTAAGGCCCACAATCTCATGGCCGCCTAGCTGATATTGGTTGGCAAGGGCTTGACCTATGCCAGCAGTGTGTCCAGTGATTGCTATTTTCATCCCATGCCTCTTAGCTGTTTTTGCTTTGCTATATATGCATCTCTGGCAAAGCTGTCAGTATTATCTACACTCAGTTCAAAGGGTGTTTTCAAATAGGCGTAACTGTGATCAATTCCGTGTTGCTTGGCAAACTGTTGGATATTAGATAGATCGTTGACATTTAATACGCTGACCGTTGTCCATAGATTCAATCGTACCGGCATAGTTTTATAGACCATTAGATTGCGGTGAAAATCTTGCCAAGAGACCGGCCAGCGCACAAAGTCATGCACAGCACCAATGCCGTCACAACTCACTGTCACAGTAACTTCAATACCGCTGTTGGCTATATCAACCAGTTCAGTTAATACTGTGCTACAATTTGTATTGAGTCTTAAGGTTTTGAGATTAGGTGGTAGATTTTTCAACAGTCGCTTGTAGTTCTTGCTGTAACTGGGTTCGCCGCCGTTGATGTCTAAATGCACAATTCGTTCTTGTGGCAGGTTATAAAATTGTTCAATGTTATTGATAATAGGAAATCCAGGTCCTGTTAAACTGCCGATTCTACTACTGAGATTTTGATTGCAAGTTTGACAAGCGGCATTGCATAGGTTGTCTAATACACCACCTACTTGTAAATAATCTTTCTGTTCAGTTTGATGGTCTAACTCTGTTGCATACGCTCGTATGCTGTCAGGTTCAGTTTCTTCACAACGAACACATTCATCAGGCCATTGGCCGCTACTCATTAAATGTTTGGTATTGATCAGCCACTCACTGGATTCCATTGCCTCAAGCGTGGCAAATTCTGGTGCGTTGACCATGTGTCCACAACGACTAACTGTGCCGTTGCTGTTGAAACGAACAAAATGATCTAGTCTAGGACAATACATAGGTTGGATTTAAAATTTCTTGTGCGTGTTTGATTACATAGTTGTATGCGTCGGGATCGGTGGTTTTTATATGTTGTAATAATTCTTTAAATGTTAACGAATTTCCGATGCATTCAAATATTGCTGCGTCCACTCGTTGATACATTTTGTTGTTTTTTATCGATAAAATTTTTTCTGTCAATGCTGTATTGACTGGAAGCACACCTTCGGGTTTTGAATTTCTTCCGGTAATTTCTCCAATGGCCGTCATTGGTAAAAAATTTAATTTGGCCTCAGGGTTTAGATACCTTGCCAAATTTAATAACCAAACAAATTGCGAAGCATAATGGCGATCCAATGACATGTAATTTAACGCAAACCATTCTACGGTAGCTGGATCAAGTGCAGGATTATCTCTCACAGTGTGTTGTATAAATGTATTAATTCCAGAAATTAATCGGTCTTCGGGATTTCGTATGATCACATCAATTGTGGTGATTCGTTGAATCTGTTCATTGATACGTATTTGCCAATTGTTTGTTTTCTGCGGTGTAAAAAAACTACTATGTCCATTTTTAAAAATAATATAGACATACCGCTGTGAGGGTATAATTTCAATCACCTCACAGCGGTCTGGAAACAAAATGCGATCTAAATGCGATAGCATTTGTTACGCTTTTTGACGGGCCCTAATCATAGCCAAGATGTCTTGAGCTTTGTCTGAAGATGGCTTGGCTACTACTGGAGCACTGGCCACTGCTGGCTCATCATCAAAATCACTTGATGCCGCTGTTGCGGGTACTGCCTTGGCTTCAACTTCGTGAACATCACCGTGTCCATCAACAACGGCTGTTGCTGGCGCTAGTGTAGCACTGCCTGCTGGAGCATTGACACCGGCTGGGCGGAAATACTGACCCCAACGTTCTGTGTCGTAGCTTTGACCATCAACACTTGCTTCAAACATTTCCTTAATGACCTTGAGTTCAACTTCGCCTGGCTTCTTGGGCATAAATGTGCTCAAGTCAAACAGACCATGTTTCTCGATAGCCGCTTGTTCGGCTTCAGTGAGTGCTGTCTCTTTACGAGCCCACTTTGATCCGTTGTAGTCGGCAAAGCCACCTTTACTACCCTTGCTAATGCGGAAGTCTAAACCACGCAGGTAGTCTGTTGGCAATTCTTCCAACTCAGGATCCATTAAGGCTCCTTTGATAGTTGTAAAGATTTGAGGGCCAATGATGAATCTACGAATTGGATTCTCTGGAGTCTTGTCATCGCCCAACGGGTTCTCACGAACAAAGCCTTGGAAAATATAACTGCGTTTCTTCCAATACTTACGACCCATTTCCTCAAGACTCTTGTCTTTGAACCAAGTGCGAACTTCTGTAAGCACTGGACAAGTTTCTTGCCACATTTCCACGCAAGGGACTTGCACGTATACTTGTTTGGATTCCATCTCACCTTTGATGCCATTGAATGGCAAACGAATCATTGCTCGTTCTTGCCAAAAGAATGTGTTCTTGGTGTTGCCGTCTGGGAGGAATCGGAGTGTTGCGGAAGCGCCTTCTTCCATATTCCAGTGTGGATAAATTGCATTATCACCACCTGTGGAATTGCCGCCTTGTTTGTTACCTTCTGATTGTGCGAGTCTCGCACGGATGTCTGCTAAAGATGCCATAATAAGTTGCCTTTCAAATTGTTTATGGTTGTTGCCTATCTAAATTTTAGATCTAGTTGCCTGTGACTCTGTAAAGATTGTATCACTTGTGTAGTATATACTATTGCTTTCGCAGCGTCAAGAGTATTTATGACATAGTTGTTCTATTTCTAATATCTTGTATGCCTTTTTGTTGCCACCAACTGGAATCAAATTCTTGATCGCCTTGATAACAAGTAGCACAATAGTCGGGCTGATTTGGGCAGGTTATCTGAGTTTTATCCATAGGCACAGTAGGATAGTAGACCAAATTAATATTTTCGTTGAGCACATGAGTTTGAAAATTAGCAA